AAAGGTTTCATCCTCTTCCACCAGCCCCTCTTTTTCCGGTACCCCCGGCAGGGACCGGCTCACGCAGAAGTACCGCAGGCCGTCACAGTTATGGAGCACCGTTCCTCCGGCGGTAACGTAGTTGTGGTGCGCCATGACCGTCATGTTGAATACTGGGTGAATGCCTAAATATCTAATTCCAACAGGTTTTGACATAACCCCTCCCGTTACTCTTGTGTTTTTCATTCTCTTGTGGTATAATTGCTGTGAGGTGAAGAGAATGAAAATCGTTGAAGAACATATCGTCCGGCGCTATATCGAATTTGATGGCATCCGGTTTTATCCAGACAGAAAGGGTTACTGGCTCGGACAGCGGAAAGACACCAAAAAGCCTGTGCGCCTGCACACATATGTTTGGGAGTTTTACAACGGCCCGGTCCCGAAGGGGTACCACGTCCACCACATCGACCACAATCCGGACAATAACGAGATTGAAAACCTCCAGCTTTTGTCCGAGCATGAGCACCTTTGCCTGCACGCCTCGCTTGAAAGCAAGGCCGTTGCCAGAGAAAACTTGATGAAGTATGCCTTGCCGGCGGCGTGTGATTGGCATCGGTCGGAAGAAGGGAAGCAGTGGCATAAAGTGCACAACAAGCTGGCGAACGAAGCCGCCGTCAAAGATGTTGTCACTTTGGTTTGCCAAGCCTGCGGCAAGGAGTATCAAGTGCCCCGGTTCTGCTCCGAAGGTTCCCGGTTCTGCTCCAACAACTGCAAGTCACAGTGGCGGCGTGATTCCGGGCTTGATAACATCGAAGTCAAGTGCGAAATCTGCGGCGCTCCGTTTATGACCAACAAGTACGCAAGAAAGCGTTTCTGTTCCAAGGAGTGCCGCCTAAAAGCCAACCGGCTCCGGTGGGACAAGATCATGGAGCAAAGGAGAAACGCAAAGAATATCGTCGGAGAGGGTTAAGTCTTTGACCTGTTTCCACCCAGCCGCCGTCAGGACCGGATGGTCCGCGGTGGCTTTTATTTTTTCTCCGGTGTCCAGTTCGATCTCGTAGACCTCTGCCGCCGGGTTGGTCACCACAGCGCCATCGTGCCTGTCCGCTACCAGCTTTTCGCCGTCGTAGGAGTAGCATTCGCCGGGTTCCGTCAGTTCCGCAATCGGGATGTATCCGTTTGGCGTTGCAATCAGCGTGTCGCCCGTCACACACCCGTGGGTGATGTCATGCGGTTCTTTGGCTACATCATTCGGATTGTTGTCATCCGTTTGTATCTCGGCGATTTCTTCGATAATCCGCCGGCAGTTGTTGAAGAACACCAGCCCCGGCTTGCCGTCCTCCTGGTCCTTCAGGAATTCCTTCACCTGAAGCCAGCCCTGCACCCGGTTGTTCGTGGCCTTCACGATGGGGAGCCCGTTCACCATGAAGAGCTCCGCCATGCTCTTGCCCGTGTCCTTCTGCCGGGACCACAAGTCCGGAGGCGCGAACGTGATGTCGATGCGCTCGTTCACCCCGGTGTTCTCCAAAATCATCCGTGCCGCGTCCGATACCACCAGATCCTTCTGGTAAAGCTCCCGGTAGCACCACGCCCGGCCATGCTCATCCACCGCGAACCAGAAGCACGCCAGCATGTCCAGGCCGTAGTCGAACGCCCGGTACCGCCGCCACCACCGCGGGATCGCAAACGGAGCACATACATGCTTGCCCTCCGAAAACTCCGGGAAGTAGTTGCCCGAAAGCACGTTCCAGTCGCCGTACCGGTGCGCCGCCCGGATGTTCTCCGGCAGCTGGCTCAGAGATTTCAGATACTCCCGGCCGCCCTCCGACTCCATCAAAGCCGTGTTGTCGTCCACCGTCGCCTGGATGAAGGAGTAGTCCTCCGGGTCCTCGTTCTCTTCCGGGTTCTCCGAACTGCGCTTGAAGTCCCGGTCCACGAACAGCCGCTTTACCCATCGGTGTCCAACGCCTCCCGGGTTGCACGACAGATAAAACCGCTTCGGGATCTGGTTCACGCCTCGGAGACAGCCGCCCATCAAACGGAACTCCCGCTCCGTGAACTGGGTCGCCTCGTCCATGAAGATCCAGTCGAACTCCTGGCCCTGGTATTCCTGGAACGCGGAGTCGTAGGAATTGAAATGCCCGAACGTGATGGTGGAGCCGTTGTGGAAGTACAGCTTGTGCAGCTGCCGGTTGTATACCGCAAAGTTGGGCTCCAGCCCCAAAGCCAAAATCGGCTCGATGTGGTTGGACTGAAGCTCCGCATACGTCCGCCGGATGATCAGGATCTTTATCCCCGGATGTTCCAGCGCTCCCATCACAGCCTTCATCCGCATCACGTGCGTCTTGCCGCCGCCCCGTGCGCCGCCGTAGGCCGTGTATTTCGTCTTGCTCTTCCAGAACAAAACCTGCTTCGGGTTCAGCTGCCCCAGGTTCAGCGTCGTTCCGCCGCTCCCGCTCTCAGCCCCCGCCTTCCTCGGTCTCCCCATGCCGTCCTTTCCACGCAAGAGAAACAAAAAAAGAGCCCACCGTCCCCAATGGGACAATGGACTCTTCGGTCTCTTGTGTTCGGCTCTGTGGCCTTTATTGACTTTTCTAAAGAGTGGAGGCGATAACCACTCGCCCCCGCGGACGCTCCCCTGCGTTTACCGTTCTTGACGGGTTGCAACGCCCAGTTCTCTTGTGCGCCCTTCCCAGACTGGGGCTTCCTGTAGGACTCGAACCTACGGCCTTATCATTACGAGTGATTTGCTCTACCAGCTGAGCTAAGGAAGCTCGCCATCAATTAAGCTCCAGTATCGCCGACTCCCGGCAGCTCTTGCAGAAAAGCTCTACCCCTTTGCAGGAGGCCCCGTAATACACCCGCGCCAGCTTTTTCCGGCACCGGGGGCATAAAGCCCACCCGTCTATCACAGATGCTTTTCTTCTTTCTCTCTCCATGTCTTCTCCCCAATGGCACTTTGATGGCACTTTGCACTTTGGCTGCACTTTGGAGCGGTACCCGTGCGAGTGTGGAATATAACCTATACCCGCCCAGGAGCGGGCCGGCCGTTTTTCCGGGTGGGGGGAGGGGGGTACCACCCCGGATCCGGTCCGGACCAAAGGCACCCCACCACGGCCCGCGGCCCCTTAATCGCCCCGCGGCCCAGGGCCCGGAGGTATATCGGATTATGCATTGATTATGCAGTCCGGTCCGGTGATAATGCAAAACAATTAAACAAAATAAATATTCTGTTTAATTCCCGAAAAACAAAAAGCTAGTGTTTTCAATGCTTTCCCGGCTTTGCATATTATGCAATCCGAAAATTCACTCTTTGAGCGGCTTTCCGTCCGGTCCAGCAATGCATACAGTGAATGCGCCTTTGCTTTCTTTCTCTACCCTTTGCACGTCCTGGAACCCTCCATAATGGGGCTGTTTCGACAGGAAGATCCACCCGGTGATACTTGACCCATTCTTGGCGTTGGCGATCTGCTGGACACAGACCGACCGCCGGAATTCGATGAGCCTTTTTACGGCCTGGCCATAACCGTATTTTTTATACTTCTCTCTATCACTATCAGATATATTATTATCTTCCAGTATAGCTTTATCTGCTTCCCCGTCATAGTATCTTTCCAGCGTACGGGGCGAAACGCCCAGACGCTGCATAAGTGTATAGTCCGTAAGAAGACTTATATCCCCTGTATCCTGGTATTCCTGTATGATCCGGTCGATCACGTCCGCGACGGCCTCCGGCGATACCTTGCGCGGCCTTGCCATAGGATCCCCTCCTCCCATACTTTCTCTGTCTATGATGATATTTCCCCTTTGATACCCTGTCAACGTTCTAAAAGTTCTGTTTTGCATATAGAAAGAGCCGGGGCGGTTCATTCCGTCCCGGCCTTGTCTTTCTCTATCAGATCCCGGATGTACTCGCTCAGGATCATCCCCCGCCGCGCTGCCTTCTTCATAACCTGTTCTTTCTCTTCTATAGGGAAGACTATCGTTGCTCGCCAGTACCGGCCCCTGTTCGCTTCATCCCAACGGCGGTTCGCTGCTTTCTTTGCTTCTGATACTGCCATCATGCCCGGCCCTCCTTTCACTCCGTAGCATACACTATATATAGCACTTTCGCAAGTGTACAACTTGCACAATTTCGAACGTGCATCTTTGTGCAGCTTTGCCCCTTGACTTTGCACTTTCGAAAGTGTATCGTTATAACCGTCAAGAGGACAACGAAACACGACAGGCCGACCGGCCGGAAAGGAATTGACGATGAACCTGCAGCCGAGAAAACGCACCGCCCTGGACGGAAAAACCTGGTGGGTGGTATTTGACGCGGACAGCATGAAATATAGCTCGCTTGTTTGTTTTGGCAAGTACAAGACCAAGAAGTCCGCGCAGATCGCAATTGACTATTACACTAAGAACTGGAGGATCCGGTAAACAAACCAACCACCCGCCCCGGCGGCCTGGGGGGCCACGCCTAAAACGGCCCCACCCCATCAAATAAAACCTGAAAGGGGAATTCAATCATGAAATACTTCATCAACTGCAAGACCCTGGAGGAATTGAAAGCCGAATACCGGCGGCTGGCCATGAAGCACCACCCGGACCGGGGCGGCGACGCGGAAACCATGAAAGCGATCAACGCGGAGCACGATGCCCTTTTTGAGATCCTGAAGAAGCAGCACAACGCCACCCACGACGAACAGCACCAGACCACGGAAACGGCGGAGGAATTCCGATCCGTTTTGGAAAAGCTCCTGAAGCTGGACGGGCTGAAAGTGGAACTTTGCGGGTCCTGGCTCTGGATCTCCGGCGAGACCTACCGCCACAAGGCCGAATTGAAAATGGCCGGTTGCCGGTGGTCGAACGGAAAAAAGTGCTGGTATTGGCGGCACGAGGAAGACGGGCGCGGCTGGTACCGGGGCAAATCCACCATGAACCAGATCCGGATGAAATACGGATCCCAGGTATTCACGGCGCAGGGCGAAGAAACCATAATCGGGGCGACGGCGTAAGCCGTCCCCCGGAATTGAAAGGAGAATTGAACATGAAACCCACCCGTTACGCATCCTGCAATTACAAGCGCCTTTTGCCCTTTATCCAGGGCATGAACGAGAGCGATAATCACCGCCGATACACGGCAGCCGGCTATATGCCTCTTGTCCTGGAGTATCTGGGATATGAGGACCGGCACGGCAACCCGGTATTTTCCATGACTCACTACGGAGAGCAAAACGGGGACCTAATGTGCGACCCGGATATGCAGATCGCGGTGAATTGGACCGCCGGCGAGGTGGAGCCGCTGACCTTCCAGAATGACTATATGGGCATGTATCAGCAGGTATACAAGCACAACTCCGCCGGGCAGCTTATCTACTCTCCCCGGCTCCGCTCCGAATTAGATGACTTTCTCCGTCAATGGCTGGGCAACATCCAGCTGCAGGGGTATGTGATTTCCTGAATAAAACCGCCCTCCCGGCGGGGCAATACACCGGCAGAAAGGAATTGACATGGACAGAAATGACCGCCTATATACAAAAGAGCCCGACGGCTCTATTTATCCTTGGTACGTTTTCGGCTGGTACGGGCCGCGCTTCGCGGTTTCCCCTGTCAAAAATGCAAAGTTAAAAGACTATAAGCGTTATTATCACATGGACGAAGTAGGCAGCCGCATTTTTTTCACTCGAAAAGAAGCCGCCGCCGCGCCCGGAGTGTTTTACCATGAAACGGAGGGAAAATGACATGTCACGCGGAGTTACTTATAAGCAGCTTATGAGCTATCACTTTTTCGATACGGAGGCGGAGGCCCGGGAATACATCAAGGCCCACCGCTGGCGGAAATACGTGATCGGCAGCAACCAGGACGGAACATGCTGGACCGTCTACCACAAGGAAAGATAAGGGGGATTTGAAAATGCGTCTAATTGATTTTATCCGTCTTCTGATCCTGGCGTGGTGCTGTGATGAATAAGCACGAAAGAGAGGCGCGGCGAATAGCCGCCCGGGCGATCATCACCGCCGTGGGAATTGCCCTTGCCGGGCTGGTAATTGAAAATCTCATATGGCTATTGACCACATAGCAAAGCCGGGGAATTAACCCCGGCTTTTTGCTGTCTTTTGCCTCTGAATTTTGACATGATTTTTGACATGTTTTTCTCCACTTTTGCTACCATATTTCACCATGTTTTACCATGCACAGGAAAACCGGCAAAGCA